TGGTATTACAGCGCAGTTGACCAAGTTGATATTATGATCAACAACAACGGCGCCTGGCTTGGCTATAAAAATGTAACCAGCGATGTGCGCGGTTATAATTTAACATTGACCAATGCAACTGGGCCACAAATCAGCCCAACAGCACCTACCACTCAAAATGACACTGCACTAAGCCCCCTAGTGTATGGTGATTTGTGGGTTGATACCAGCAACTTAGAAGCATACCCAATACTCAAGCGTTGGGAAATTGTTGACGGAGTTGACCAATGGACCACAATTGATGACTCAGATCAAACCACTGAGAATGGTGTACTATTTGCCGACGCACGTTGGGCAACAAACGATACAACAAACCCAATCACCGACGATATTCCAACTATTGTTAGCTTGCTGACCAGCAACTACTTAGACATTGACGCACCAAGCCCAAGTCTATATCCAGATGGAATGCTGTTGTGGAATACTCGACGCAATGGCTTCAATGTTAAATCATATCAAGTTGACTACTTCAATGCTGCCAGCTTCCCAGATGATATTTTACCAGATGTAACAAATGCTTGGGTAACAGCCAGCGGCAACAAAAACGACGGCAGTCCTTACATGGGTCGTCAGGCTGTACGTAGCCTAGTAGTTGCCGCACTCAAATCTGGATTGGATACTAGTCAAGCCGCACGTGAAGAACAAAACGTGTACAACTTGATTACAACTCCTGGTTATCCAGAACTAATGACCAACATGGTTGCGCTCAACAACGAGCGTAATAACACAGCGTTTGTCATTGCTGATACACCACTGCGTTTAGGACCTGATGGAACTGAACTAATTACCTGGGCCACAAACAACAACGGTCTTGGAACAGATACTGGTGACGGCCTTACAACTGGAAGTCAATACATGGGTGTATTCTACCCAAGTTGCCAGACCACAGATTTGTCAGGTAGCCCAGTGGTACAACCGCCAAGTCACATGATGTTACGCACTATTCTGCGCAGTGACAACGTGAGCTTCCCATGGTTAGCACCAGCCGGTGTACGTCGCGGTGTCATTGACAATGCTGATGCAATTGGTTATATCAATGCAACCACCGGCGAGTTTGTACAAATTGGTGTACGCCAAGGTGTACGTGACATCTTGTATGAAAACAAGATTAACCCAATTACGTTTATCCCAGGAATTGGTATTACCAACTATGGTAACAAGACTGTTACAGGTATTACTAGTGCTCTTGATCGTATTAACGTGGCACGTTTGATTGCATTTATCCGTGGTCGCTTGCAAGAAATTGGAACAAACTTCTTGTTTGAACCAAACGATCAAGTAACTCGTGATGAAATGAAAAACAATTGCGAAAGTTTGATGATTGATTTGATTGCAAAACGTGGTATCTATGATTACCTAGTTGTTTGCGACTTGTCAAACAATACACCAGCACGTATTGATAGAAACGAGCTATATGTAGATATTGCTATTGAGCCTGTTAAGGCAGTTGAATTTATCTACATTCCTGTACGTATCAAGAACACTGGAGAAATTGCAGGCGGACAAACTGCAAGTTCATCAGCTGTCTAATGAATAAATTGGGGCAATGCCCCAATTTTTCAGGCAACAATTACCATAAATAAAGATATAGGAGAACAAAATGGCTGTTTCATCACTAACTAGAATGACAGTACCTTTGGCAAGTGACCAAAGTGCTAGCACCCAAGGCTTGCTAATGCCTAAACTAAAGTATCGCTTCCGCGTTACTTTTGAAAACTTTGGTGTATCAACACCACGTACCGAACTAACAAAACAAGTTATTAGTTTTGCTCGTCCAGAAGTAACATTTGAAGAAATGTTGGTTCCAATTTACAATAGTACATTGAAACTTGCTGGCAAGCATAGCTGGGGCGATGTCACTTGTGAATTGCGTGACGATGCTGGCGGCAACGTTACCAAACGTGTTGGCGAGCAACTACAAAGGCAATTAGATTTTGCCGAACAAGCCAGCGCCGCTGCCGGTATTGACTATAAGTTTGTTACACGATTTGAAGTACTTGATGGTGGTAACGGTACTGCACAACCTGTAGTACTTGAAACCTGGGAGATTTATGGTTGCTACCTCAAAGGTGTTAACTATAATGATTTCAACTATGGCACCAGCGAAGCTGCAACAATCAGCATGACAATTGCCTATGATAATGCACTACAAGTAGGTAGCCCAGGCGGTGTTGGCACCGTAATTGGTCGCATCGCTGGTGATGTAATCACAGGCTAATACAATGTCATTTGGACAGGACTTCATGAAGGGGTTCTTTGGATCAGACGGTTTGCGTGATTCGCAAACCGCCTCCAAGACCTTTCGAACAAACGGCTACGAACTTTCTCCTAGATTTAAGTTCCTGTTCCATGTGTCGTTTACGCTTAACACTACTGAAATCCCTGCGCTTAAAAGTATTTTTGGCGAGTCGGGTACTAATCAAATTGGGTTAACTGTAAAAACTATTAATCTCCCGTCTTATAACATTGATCATGAAGAACTAAATCAATACAATCGTAAAAGACTAGTTCAAACACAGATCAAATATCAACCAGTTGATATCACATTTCATGATGACGGCGGAGACGTAACACGTAATTTGTGGTATAACTATTTTGCGTATTATTACAAAGACCCAAGCCAACAATATGGCAGCACTAGCAACTTAAACGGCAGTATTGGTGCATTGGCCAACATGCCGGGATTCAGTTACAATACTCGAGACATTTACACAGATAGCCGTCCAGTTAATGATTGGGGCTATGTTGGCGAAAGCTACACTGACAGCAGTGTGTTAGGCAAGCCTGCGTTTTTTAAAGATATTCGTATATACGGATTAAATCAACACAAGTTTGCAGAGTATGTCTTGGTCAATCCCATTATCACAGCCTGGCAACATGATCAATATGATTATAGTCAAGGTGATGGAATGATGCAAAACTCAATGACAGTCAAGTACGAAACTGTCAAGTACCGTAGCGGTGCCATTAGCGGTGTTAGATCAGACACCAATGTTAAAGGATTTGGCGATCCAGCCAACTACGATACTGTGCGTAGCCCAATATCTCGACCTGGTAGCACTGCTAGTGTTCTAGGTCAGGGTGGGCTACTTGATACCGGTATTGGTATTGTTGAAGATTTACAAAGCGGAACATTGCTTGGTGCAATTGGTGCTGTGCAAAAAGCTGGCGCAACGTACAATACGTTCAAAGGTAAGAGTTTACAAAGCATTGCCAACGAAGAAGCAATTGCTGCCTCAAAACAAATTCTACAACAGAGCTTGCCTGGGGCAATTCGCGGTGCTAGTAGTGTACAACTATTTCCAACACCCCCTAGGGCTAATTCTGGTAGCCGGTCACTGTTTAATTTTGGTGGAGTTGGGGTATCATCATCGGGAATAAATATCGGTGGATTTAACCTACCATTCTAATGTCTACAGTAAACGCACCAAACTCAAAAATTGATCAAACGGTAAAAATATTTGATACCTTTTACCTGTTCGAAGCTATTGTACCTGCAATGGAGTATGAAGTCATCTACAGTTACTTTCAGTCGGTCATGGGAACAACACAAGCCGCAGCCAACTTTACTGTCACTGTGTTTAGGATAGCACAAGAAAGTCAGACCCCGGTTATGGCAATATTTGAACAGATCAAAGGCCTTGACCAACCACAATTATCATTAACACTGGCCTACTATCTTAATGGTTTGCAAAGTTTGAGTACATTACTAGGTATTGATGCAGTGGCAACGCCAAACTACTATGCAGCCAGAAATGTTGTGGTATGAGCAAGTTTGCGCAAGGTGTTTTTGTCCCAACCAATCCTGACAAGTATGTAGGTCGAGGTAACATACGTTATCGCAGTGGCTGGGAACATGCTTTTATGCGATTTTGCGACACCAACGATCATATATTACAGTGGGCCAGTGAGAATGTTAGAATTCCCTATCGTCATCCACTCACAGGTAAAACTACAAACTATGTGCCAGATTTTTTGATCACGTATAGAACACGCAACAACAAAGTATGTGCTGAGCTGATTGAAATAAAACCCAAAAAACAAAGTGTACTAGAAGCAAAGATGAGCGATAGAGACCGTGCCATTGTTGCCATTAACTATGCCAAATGGGATGCCGCACAAAAGTGGTGCCGCAAACAAGGACTGGTATTTAGAGTTATTACCGAAGATCAGATCTTCCGTAACGGCAACAAGTAAGCCATAAATATGGCATGACTAGAAAACTCGAAGAACTATTTGATTTGCCAACAAAAGAAGACAATGCCCCTGCAGAGTTTTTGTCACCGCCCAGCAAAGAAGAATTAATTGAAATAAACAACACCATTGATAAAATTGAAGCTGCCTTGCCCATGGTCAAAGGGCTTGATGCCAGTGATTCAGAAATGGATGAGTTGGCCACCAAGGCTGTGGAAAGCTACGAAAGTCTAATAGACTTGGGCATGCAAGTTGACAGTCGATTTGCCAGTGAAATTTTATCTGTGGCTGGCACAATGCTGGGGCATGCAATTACTGCCAAGACAGCAAAGATGAATAAAAAATTGAAGATGATTGATCTTCAATTAAAGAAATTAAAATTAGATCAGGATCAGGCCCGTCACACCGCTGACAATGAGCCTGATAGCGGCGCTACAGAACAGGGTCATGTGCTAGATCGCAACGATTTACTACAACGTTTGATTGGCGATCGAAACCAAATTAGCAAATGACAATAAATATCATATAGGAATCCAACATGAAAACTTTTCAAGACTACCTAGTAGAAAGTGCTAGAACATATGATTACAGAATTAAAATTGTAGGCGACACGCCCAACAATTTTATCAAAGAATTGACCAGCAAGTTTGATCAATTTGATCCAGTATCAGTGTCTAGTCCAAAAACTACTCCCATACAAAAGCAGCCTGCTGATTTTCCAGGCTTCCCCAACGAATCAGTGACATTTTTTGATGTTAGTTTTACATACCCTGCCATTGAACCGCAGATCAAGCAGTTGGCGCAGTTGTTGGGTGTAGACCCCAATAGAGTTATCATGCCAACACAGAAGTATGATGAAAGCAATGAAACTATTGCCAAGGACATTGAAGATCAAAACAAAGATTTATTAGCTGACACAGATTTCCCTGCGCCTGACAAAGCACAAAAAGCCGCAAGCAAAGATTATGCAACTGGTCCCTACGATCATGCTGTGTTGAAAAATGCTTACCGCAGTGACTTCACTGTGGCTGGTGGTAAAACACCTGTACCAGAAACAACCAATGACTTACCAATGGGAACCAAGAGCCCAATGAGTACAATCAAGCGGCCTGCACGTCCGCTTACTGGCCGAAACCCAAGAGGATAATTCAAAATGACATTTTTTTACGACTTA